CCAAATTCCTCAAAAACGCAATGGCTTCGAAGCCGTTTGAGTATCTTGGGGGCACAATCTACTTCTGTCAAAAACCTGACCACGCCGATCTCGAATACATTTTTCGTCAGCTCGAGAACCCTAGTGGTAGGTACTTCTTCTGTTATTTCTCAGATGATTCCTGCATTTCCATACGCACTTCTACAGGCATACTCCGCGGAGATGTCGACATCAGTAGTTGCGATGGATCGCACGGACCCGCAATTTTTGAGGCACTCACCAACCTTGCTACAGGCACAGCACGAGAAACACTCGAGCGCCTGGTCAGGCAATGTGAAACACCTCTGCGCGTCTATGACCTCGCGGATCAGAAGAATTATGTGCAACTCAAACCACACGGCCCACGACTGTACTCTGGTTCGACACTCACCACCATCATCAACAACCTCGCCAACATCATCATCGCAGTTGCGATTGCTGAATCTGTTATCGAGGACAAATCCGATATACAAGCTGCCTCTGAGAAGGCGGGATATATTGTGACTGTTGACATCGCTGAAGAGTTCGAACACATGTCTTTCCTAAAACACTCTCCTGTGCGTAACAGCCATGGAGAATGGAAACCAGTGCTAAATCTTGGAGTCCTCCTTCGCATGAGCGGAGTCGCCAAAGGCGACCTCCCTGGTAGAGGGGACATGGCTGTGCGAGCCAAAGCCTTCCAACGCGCCCTCCTTCAAGGCGCATACCCACGTTCCTCCTTTCCGTTGATTGAAGCCATGAAACGAACTGTTGCTGGGAGCAATGTGAAACTCGACGCAGTCATGCAGAAGGCGATCCGCGAATCGTTAGCATACAAAGTCGATGAAACCGAGATCAATACGTTCTACCCTGAGGACCTCTACCGGCGATACAATCGTGTTATTGACGGGAAAAGCTACCAGATTCAACCCTGGCAGTGGGAGGAACTAGCGGAGACGTTTGGGACCGCCACCTTCGGAGAGTACTACGCTTCACCAGCCGCCTCGACCATCCTCGAGATCGACTACGGACTGAAGTGCCAGTTACTCTAGGCAACTGCTGAAATACTCATCAGCTTGACGATCAATTGTCGATCGTTGTAAAACCGACGCTACGGCGTCTGAC